CTGTCGTACTGTCTTTGTTAACATGCTCGTGGATGCAGTAGATAACGTCAGCCGCATCCGATGTCGATAGTGTAGAGTACCCCTTACGTGCGCCAACCCTGCCGTATGTATCAATAACAGCATTGTTAGCCACTAACGCAAAGTTCTGTTGTACGTTAACAGAAGCCTCTTGGGTGTTTAAGCCGAAGAAGCCCGGAGCAACGATTGAGACTGGAGATAGTGGTGATGCTGCCATTATACTGTATACCAGATTGTTTCGTCAGAGAATCGTCCAGCTTCAATAGCAATCTCGTCTGCCAACGCACTACGGTACAGGAGGTATTGATCGTTACTAAGACGACCACCATCCTCACCACGTTCACTGATAGCACGAGCGAGTGTCCCTTGAATAACTGGCTCTGAGGGGATTAGAAGAGTATCGGCGTTAGCAACTAAATCATCCTGTGGGATTGTTACGTTAAACCGAAGAGTATAAACACCATCAGGGATAGGGTACAGGTCAACTGCACTGTCTTGATTGGAGTCTACACCGTTAAAACTGTAGAATGATGGGGTACTAAGCTGTTGGTCTACAGTGAGGAATCGTTGGTTCATCCACTGAGCACTACGAGGTTGCATCATGTAGTTGGATGTGTCGTTAACAACATCGGATAGGCGGAAGCGAGAGCCACTGCCGATCAATGTATAGTTAAACGTACTAGCCACTGTGTTGAGGGTTAATGTAGTGCGTAGGGCATTCCAGTCCCAAGCAGATTCCACTTCCTTCTTAACACTGTTGACATACTCACCAATTAGTTTAGAGTAATCGGTTTCATCAACATCAGTAACTTCAGTCTCACGCAGTCTACGTAGGACAGCATTGATAATTTGTAAGTATGTCATTTTAATCCTTAATCAGCCATGAAGGGGACTGTATTCTCTTTATATAGGTCAAACGAAGCAATAACACTCATCTCTGACCCTGCCTCTGTTAACACCTGTATTGAGTCCCCACTTTGCATAACCATACTATCGCTAAACTGTAAGTAGTTGTTAGCGTTGATAACATAACCAAACACAATGTAAATCTTGTGGGTAATGTCATGTGCGTGTTGCCAGTATAGGGTGATAGTTTTGTTATTACCTTGATGGTTACTAGCAAACAAGGTACTAACCTCAGCTTTATAACCAGCAGGGACTGTGAACACTTCTGTCAATGTGGCGGCTGGTATTACTTTCCCTACTGTGTGTTTCATTTCTTAGCCTTGTTAACTTTGGCTCGTTGGTTACGCTCAGGCAACTTACGACCAGCTTTGCTCATAGCGATTGCGACTGCTTGCTTCTGAGGCTTACCCTCTTTAACCATCATGCTAATATTAGAGCTAACAGCCTTGTCGCTCTTACCCTTCTTCAATGGCATATTAACCACCTTTCAAATCTATGAATAATAACACCATCCACCAAAGGATGCCTACACAGATAGAGATTAACGAGATGTACAAGCTATTCCACAAGAAGGCTTTACGCCGTTTCTGTTGCTTGTAAACTGTCTGTTCCCTCTCTTGCCTAATCTGCCTACGCATGATGAGCATATCTCGGTAGACTTCATTCCCATAACGGTATGTTATAAGTTCCCGAAGCTCATTCTCCATCTGCTGCACCTTCTGTCGATGTACAACAGCCTGAAAAGCTTCCTCTTCAACTGAACCTCGACTGAGCAGCTTCTTAAACAGAGGAGGGTTCTTTGCCTCCTCCTCCGCTTTGCTTATGTCACTAACACCCTGAAAGAACTTGCCGAAATATCCGACACAATCTTCAATCTCTCTACCAGCTTCAACAGCCTTCTTGATCATGTTAAATGCGCCAGTCGCTAGGGCAAATGCGCTTACAGGGTCTATCATCACCTACTCCAATGTTGTGCGAGCCAAGTAAGAACTCCCCCAGCGATGGACGCTATGGTCATTCCCATCCAAAATCCACCTTTACTCTGGTTAGCTAAAGCTAGGAGGGTTTTGATGTCGGAATCCATACTGGACACCTTCGCCTCTAACCCCTCCACCTTCGCCAATAGCCTCCCATACTCTACTGGGTTTAAGTCTTCCATTTATTCCTCGACTGGTTCTAACGCTTGTTTTAATAGGTTGAAGAAAGCATCACGACCAACTTGCAACTGGTCTACGTTAAACCGGGCACTGTTCAGCTTACGGTCTAGGTCGGCTACATGGTTAACCAGCATTTGTTGCTCTGGTGTCATGTCTTCAAACGAATACTCTTTGTCATCGATCGTAATGGGTGTTTTTTTGTTTTCCATTATTAGTCCTTTATGTTAAAATGCCGTCAATGTAGCGTGACGGCTTCGCTGATTACCAAGGCACGCCAGAGGCTTCCACGGGGTTCTTGAGTGTTTCAATGCGGGCGGCAATAGAGGCTTCAACAGCATCCTTGTCCACACCGTTTGCCCAAATCCAGCCAAGCACATCTTCTTGTGTGACGCTCTGGTAAGGGATGTTGATGTCGCCGTCTTCAAATGACACCGTTGCGTAGACGCTTGAGGAGAGTTCTCCGTCAACGCCCGTTGCCTGCCAGTGGGCGACTTTGACAAAGCCGTCAGAGGTGCGGCGCTCAAGATTTGAAATTGTCCAGTTGTATTCCATGATGTTTTCCTTTTTAAATTGCGGCAATGATAAATGCCAAGAGTTCAGGGTAACGGACACCCAAGCGAGTACGTTCTGCTGCACCTTCAGGCGCTTCTTCTGCGGACTCGTAGCCGTCAATCACTGTATGTTCAGCAACCGACTCAGTGGTTACGTTGCCCTCGTCATCCAGCACCTCTTCCACCGCTGGTACAACACGTTCAGCTTCCCACCAAGTTGATGAGATGAACATGGCGTAGCGTCCAGCGTCTAAGCCTTCAGCGGCAAAAGCGTCTTGTAAGTCTTGAGCAATAATACCAAAGTGGATACGGGCTTCATCACCCTTTTCAGCCACACTGTCAATCCAGCGGAACTTACGCAACAAGCCTTTACAAGCAACAGCGACCCGTGTCTCTGCCTCTGACAAGGTTTCAATGTCTTGCTTCTCGTTGCGGTCAGAGGTTTGGATTGTACCGTTGGTGGCGTAGATGTCGTCGAAGCGGGATGTGCTACTTCCAAGGTCAATAAGATTATCAGAAATGGCTTGAGTGGTAGTATTTATAGGCGTAATAGCATTGTTTGTCTCGCCTTGAAAAGATAACCCTGTGTCGCCGTTTCCAATATAAAGACCAGAGTAATTATTGTTATTTTTTACCCCAATACTCCCCACCGTAGTGCCGTTTTTGCGGAATTGAACAATGTCGCCGTCCGTTGTATCACGATCAAAGAAACCGGCTGGGTCTGAAACACGGTTGGCGTAGATATAGCCATCTGAGTCTAGGGTTACACCGACTGTGTTTTGCGTTGTCGTCCCCACCAGCAAGTTACCGCTGGAGTCGATTAAAACCGTGTTAGCTCCGCCAGACTGGAATTGAATTCCTCGCCCGGTTGCGCCTTCGGCAGAGTTAATGATCGTGGAAGCGTTCTCGGTAACGGTAATTCCAAAATCTGTCCCGCCCGTAGTGTTTGCAATGCGGAATTGCTCTGTGCCACTTGTGCCAACAATGTCCAATTTAACCGAAGGCGAACTCGTCCCAATACCCACATTCCCACTGCTACCTTCCACAAACAACGCATGGGTGTTGGTGTCAGACTCGACGCGGAAGTCTATGTCTCGAGAGCTATCGTTGAACACCGTCTCGGTAAGAGACATTGTTTGGAGGTCATATGTAGTTGCAGCACTATCGTCGTAATACTGGACTTGGTAATTGTTTGTTCCAGCGCGGACAATAACGATGTCGTTGGTGTCTGTGAAACTGTTTGTGTCAGTAAAACCAATCTGAGGCGATGTGCTTTGCAGGTACAACGAACCGCCAGTTGTGGTGTTATTGGTCATAACAACCTGACCCGCAAACAAGTTTTTTGCAGTCCCTGACGCATAGATGTTCCACTTGTTCGTGCCAGAGGAGACTAGGCTGGTGATGCCGTAGTTGTTTGTGCCGTTGGTTTGGTCGGCAATGTAGAGTCCGTGCAGGTTTGTGATGGTGGAGCCTGCGCCTTTGGAGGCATCGTCAATAAAAAGACCTCTTGCATTGGCTAACGTAAACGATGCCGCCGCCGTATTCACTTTACCAAGGAACGCATTACCATCTGAAGTAACATCTGATCCAAAAGTTCCACCAGCCCTTATAGAAGCTACGGAAGTTGCCTGCCCGCTCAAAACAGCGGATGAGGAAACATACATCCCCAAGTGACTTAAACCAGCGGCTCCGATACCCATTCTGCCATTCACCGTCACAGTGTCGGTGGAGGCATCGCCGAGAGTGGTGTTGCCAGTTATGTTGGCATTGCCTGTGACGGACAGAGTGTTTGTAGGCGAACTCGTCCCAATACCCAGCGATTCAGCACTAGCGTCCCAGAAGAATTTAGCTGTCGTGCCTGTGTCTTCATAAAAGCTGACATCGCCGCCAGCGGCTAACTTCATTAAGTTATATGTGTTTGTACCGTCGGACGACCTAAAAAAATGATTGCCGTGAGTTGTGTTATTTTGAGATACATAATATGCGGAACCATTAGCTTCGCTTACTGATAATATTTGATTTGTTCCATCAGTGTCAGTAAGTGACAATGTAGGACTTCCGTCGTTAATTGCGATGTCACCAGCAACCGTCAACCCATCAGCAACAACCGTACCTGTTACGTCAATGCCTGTGGAGGTGGTGGCGAGTTTAGCGGAGCCATTGTAATAAAGGTCAACAAATTCGCCAGTTTTTGCCCTAAGCATATTTGTTCCACTGGCATCTTGAATTAAGACAAAAGAAGAACCTTGCACCTTAAGATTGCCAGAACCTTGATCGGAAACATAACTATCCGACCCATCATGGTAAATCTGCAAGTCAGAGCCAGCACCAAAGATTGCCTTGGCGTTGTCGGCAAAGTTAAGTTGAGACGGATTTGTCCCTAGTTCAACAACCGTACCACCGCTATTTTCAGTGAACAGTCGCTTGTCCGTGACGTTAACAGCCAACTCACCCTGAACCAAGTCACCAGAGGTTGGGACGGCAGAGGCTGTGCTGCTATTCTTAGTAATAATCGTATTTGCCATAAAAATCCTTAGAATGAACCACCGTCAATGGTGGAGGTCGCTGTTAAGTAAGACTGAAGATCGCTAATCTGAGATTCAGTGATGCTCAGTGCGGATTGGTGTTGTGTAACAGAAGATTGAGTGATGTTAGCATCAGGAACATTAACCCAAGTAACAGCACTGGATAAATCGTTAGTTTCAGTGAAAGAGGTGAGGTAACCAGCTAAGGCATGATCTCCCCAACTGTAAGCGGTGTTAGCCGATGCCCCCTGAGCAGCAGTGGCATAGTCAGTAGAAGCTGTTGTAGCCGCAGTGCCTAAGCCTAAGTTGGTACGAGCAGTAGACGCACTAGCTAAATCAGATAGGTTGTTAGCTGTTGTGAGGAAATTGGCAGTGTTAACAGCACCATTATTCCAAACACTACCATCATAAATACGAGTAACACTAGTCGCTGTGTTATAGTACCAATCACCAGCCGTTACAGGGTCGCCATTCAGGTCAACACTGGGGTCTGATGTCTGAGCACCTAAGTATAACCCATCAATAGCCTCTTGTGCAGCTACAGCGGTGGCAGCGGCAGATGAAGCGGTTGAGGCTGATGCACTGGCGCTAGAGGCTGAGCTAGAAGCTGCTGATTCACTAGAGGCGGCAGCAACAGCACTGGCAGCTGCATTGGTCTCACTGGTCGAAGCAGCAGAGGCACTGGCAGTGGCGCTAGAGGCGCTAGAAGAGGCGCTAGCGGCACTAGAAGCTGCATTGGTCTCTGAGCTAGCGGCAGCGGCTTCTGAAGCGGCAGCGGCTGTTTCTGAGGCAGAGGCAGCAGTGGCACTGTTAGATGCGTTTGTTGCTGAAGTGGTTGCAGAAGAGGCGCTAGAGCTAGCTGAAGCTGCTTGTGTTGTAGCCGTAGCCGCGCTAGAGGCGGCAGAAGTAGCAGAAGCGTCAGCTTCAAAAGCTTTAGTGGTGGCAGTGGTTGCTGCTGCTTCCGCTGCTACTTGAGCTTCTGTAACTTGAGATACTGAGGCATCGTTGGTGGCATCACCAGCACCTCCTACTCCACGGTAATATGCCATATTGATTCCTTTGGTGAAAGGCTCTAACCAAAGCCCTTTAACAAAAGGAGAAGCCCTCCGAAGAGAGCCTCTCTAGCCTAATTAGGCTGGCATTGCAATTGCAACAGCCGCATTGTCACGCAACTCAGCCACACCGTACAGCATGTCTGAAGTGAACAATGTACCCAAGTACTCTTGCTTGTACTGAGTCTGTGAGCGAACGCCCATTTGCTCAGCCAACACGAAAGCATCCTTGTGGAACATCATACCGATACGAGCGTCACCAGTGGCGGTCTCGCAGTTGGTAGTGACATAAACCTTCACGCCATAGACGTTACCGATTTCACCGTTACGGATTGAGTTACCACCACCAGTTTCGCCAGTGAAAGCTTGCTCAGTGAAACGAGCCAAACCCAACATAACGTTACGAGCGACAGGAGGCAACACCAACACACGACCGTCCATAGGTACGTCTTGATCGTCCAAAGTTTGGATAATCTTACGGATACCAGCGTCAGTGATAGCAGACTCGTTAGTGCCAGTGTAAGCGGTAGAACCGTCACCACCGATAACAGCGGCGTTATAGGCAATAGTGCCGTTACCGCCTTGGACGTTACGACCCAAAGCCAACAAGTCGGTGTCAACTTGCTTAGCCAAAGCGTAGCCAGCGTCACCAGTGTAAAACTTACGCAGGCTAGCCAAAGCTTGTGCTTCGGTGATGTCTTCGATCAAGCGGCTATATTCATAGTGCTTGTTAACCAACACTTGAACTTCTGACTCAGTTGCAGCTTGCAGGGTAACTTGCGTTGATGCAGCTTTAACGTTGGCAGAGCCACGGGTGGGCTTAGGGATATGGAGAGTGTCGCCCTTTTTGCCCTTGAAGGACATTTTAGAGACGAGGTTCGCCATAACGAGGTTTTGCTTATATGATGCGATGATTTCATCAGACCACAATTCAGGGATAAACGTTGCACCAGTTGTATTGGTGACGTGATCAGTTCCGAGTGCCATAATAAATACCTTTCAAAATGATTATTTCACCCTTCCTTCAGCATAGGCTTGCATGATGTCAGGGGCAAGCTCTTGATAACGGTCGGGGTTAAAACGCATGAGTTCAATGATGTCGGCTCTGCGATATGTCTTTTTACTTGCTGTCTCACCAGACCCTTTGGTTGCACCAGTG